CTACCCCGCCAGTAATAGCAAGTAATGCCTTTTCCATTGAGCCCGGGTCATACTCCTCATTACCAAGAGTTGCATAATAACTTTTTGCCGCCCTGATAATTGTTGCCCGATCTTCAACTTGATAGACTTCGCCAACAGCGCCGAGATATTCATCTAAGTCAGCCATGTAGTCATCTTGTGATGGAAGTTTAACCTGCTTAGTTTTAATCAGTTCCTCACCCAAGAAAACAGCCTTAGCTATTTCCTCATCATTTCTAGCGGATAACATGGCAAACATTGAGGCATTCTTTTTGTCTAACTGCTTGTAGGTCGCTTCGTTGCCGCCAAGACCCATAGCTAGATCAGCTTTATCTTTTGGTGTCATGTCGTCCATTGACTCAATCAGCGCTTCAACTTCTGTTAGCTTAAATGGGCTAACAGTAACGCCAAACCTTTCGCTCAATTCTTCTGCTTGCGCATTTCTTTCTTCTATATTCCCGCCGTCAATATTTGCGGGGTCAATAATTCCCTGTCTCTCAGCCAAAGTCATCCCATCCTCTTTGGCCTTAGCTGCTAAGTTATGCCGTATTTTACTAAAAGCCATAAAATCAGCTTGTGACTCAAGTGTTTTTGCGTTATTTAATTGAGCCAATATATTGTTCTGCTGCTTGGCAGGAAGTAACGCGAACTGCTCAACCTTCATTAAGCGGCTGTATTCGTCCTGCTTATCGGTTCCAGCTAATAGCGCAGCGCCTCGTGCTTTTTCAGTAGAGGATATAGGAAAGCCAAACTCAAGAGAGTCTTTAGCTTTTTTTAGCCAGTCATTACCTTCTTTAGCCGTTCCCCCGCCTTTTTTTGGCATCAATCGGCTCAAATCTGCGCGAATATCATCAACATTTCTTTCGTGCTCATCTGGGGTATAGTTTTCTGGCACCTTAGATTCAAACTTAGAAAGCATTTTTACTGCTTTTTCGGGGTTAGTTTTTGCTGTCTCTAAAATATCTCTCTTGTTACCCTGCCTAAATATCTCTTTGCGGCTATCCATGACAACCGCATCGCCTTGCTCTTTAGTCCAGCACCCACCAGACACCATGGCCTTTGAGCTTAACTCCAGCTTGCCTATAAGATCATCCATTTGATCGAAGTCGCCATTACGTGCCGCCCTTGACGCTTCGCGTGAATATGTATCAGCAGCGTTAGTGAGTTCGCTTTTAGTCTCTTCTTCTCCACGCTTAACTACATTATTATTAACCCGCATACTTCCACGAGTAATATAATTATTAATAGACTCAATTAATGGCTGGCGATAAGCTTCTGGTACGTTCTTGACTAACCCATCAAGCATCCCTTTGGATGTTTTCCGATAACCTTCAACATCATATTCAAATTGCGATTCTAGCTCGCCCAACTTTGTTATGGCCTGATTATCCATAGAGGCAAGGTAAGCGCCTTGCTGTGCGTCATTGAATGATTCATCGAAGAACTTAAAACTGCCTTTTTCTTCTGGTGCAACACCACTTTCTGCCGCCTCAGTACCAGCCTTAGCACCTTCAATTTGACCCTCTTTGACTCTTTTCTTTCGGCCAACATCAAAAGCTATTGACTGTACGGCTTTACCTAGATTAGCAAGCGACTTTATGCGTTCTGAACTGGCACTATTCCCAGCAGAAATAGGGTTAATAGTTCCGTATTTTTCTATTTTCTGAAACATTTACTTGCTCACTTTATACGCGGAAATTCCAGTATTTAATAACGTTGATGTCGCCTGAGAATTTCCCGAACGGCGAGCGGCGCTTCCTTCTCGTTTAAGCATATCTTGCCTTAACCTCTGACTTAACGACTCTGCCCCTTCGGAACTAGATGCATTTTTTGCACTTTTAAGCGCAACCGCTTTAATGCTTCCCTCTGTATTTCCACCAGCAGCAACCGATTGAATATTAGAAGACAGCACTTTGTTTAATCTTTCCCTGCGCTTAATCTCTTCATTCTCAGCCGACAGTTTTTCTGTTTCAGCTTGTCGCTCAATATCGTATTGTTGCTGTTGCCCTGCTTTCTTCTGTGCATCAGCAGTAACCAAACCGCTAACGACAACAGCGCCTACTATAAACCAGCTCATAACTCTTCCCCTAAAATCAGCTCACCGATAGCTTCAACGTCGGTGAGCTCTGTTACATGAAAGGTAGTAATTACGCTATCCTCCATTGCGAATATAGAACGCTTATCGCCTGGCCGAGTTATAGAATGATGTGGCGCAACCAGTATTTCATCTACATTTCCATTCTTAACCAATATTTTACCTTTAGATAAAAGAAAGTGGTGATTGGTCTTATGTAATGCGCCCACCCCCAAGCAACCTTTTAGCATTGTTACTTCACGCGAATAACATCCATCCGCGAAACGATGAACAACATCAGGCATAACTTGCGGCAATAGCGCCACCTCGTTTTGCATTTCAACCACATTCACGATGATTCAATCTCTAGCTCTAATGCTTGTATGTGCATTGGTGTTGGGTCTGGACAAGTAAAGATAGGCATCTCGTCCCTAGTCCAACCATCTACGGCATATATATCATCAACTATACCAGTAAACGGGGTAGCAGGTTGATCTAATGCCATCGATCCAAACGAACGTACTGGCACAGGAACGCCGTCCATATAAAGTCCTTTTGTTTCGTAAACTCGTAAGCTCACTCTAACCACGCGCTTAATACGCATAAAGTTTTCGCCGCTGCCAATATTGGTGTTAGACGGCATCGGCTGAACAGTGGGTACAAAATTAATACCAGCTTCAAAGTTGGTGTGATTAGCCAACTCACTGGCAGTTAGCGTTATTTCTCCATCTCCATCAACCACTCTCTTGGGAAGCACTGCGCCATCGCCCAGCACGCTAACCTCAAATCCTATCAAGTGAGTTAAACCAGCTAGCTTGCCCGCTGTTGCCGTACCCGCTACCGATCCGTCAGTAAGATAATTGAAGTCTAGCTTTTCTATGGTTGATACCTCAGCATTGCTCGAGTCATATCTCTTAACAATAAAATAAGCCTCTTCATCAACCACCTCAACCGCTTCCATTTTAGTGCCCACGTTAAAGGGTGTAGCTAACGTCATTGATGTAAAAGCGTTAATATCCTGCGCCCTTAACTTATTCAATATCGATGCTGATCCATCAGCGTTCAAGGTGAATAACCAATTTGAGTCATCGGAGGCCGTGCCTGTTAAAAACGCCGAATCAATAGGTGCTGTTATTAGGTGTGAAGACAGGACAGTTATATCGTTGGACGCGTACGAGTCCTCATTGAACGTGTAGGCATATTCTCTAAGAGTCTTGCCGTTCTTATCGCAGAATATAACCGCGCCGTCAGCCTCTTGCACGGCGATATAAAGCGACCCGTTAGAGGTCTGCGCTCTTGTGTTGATAGTGGCCGCTGTAGCGTTCGCCTCTAAAACTGCATATTCACCACCGGATGTAAATATCTGCAAGTTACGACCACCGTAAATGTCAGTTATTTCGGTTAGTGTTCTTGATGTAAGAGTAATAAATATAGCCTCGTCATCTGCCCCTTCGTCTATTTCGAAGTCTAGCAGCGAGCCTGCTTTTGAAGCGAATAAGCTCTGCTTCTTGTCTCTAGTACCACCAAGCCACAATCTGCCCTCAAAGAAAGCGCCAAGCCTAGGATATCCACGATTGGCACCCCATACATCCTCAGCTCTAGCCACGCCAGTAGCAACCTTTGTGAAAGTTAATGAAGATGATCCTGATCCCGTTGTAGCGAAACCGCTGAACAACTTAAAATCTTTAGCCGACTCTCCTGACGCAGTAATCTCATATTCATGGTTGCCTGTGCGCACAACAGAAACCCCAGTCTCGCCAAAATTTGGCATATCCTGTAAGTTTTTCTGCAAATTGAACGCCGTTGAATCTCTTTGATCCGCAGTAGAATCACCTGCATAAGTAATACTTTTACTTAACACCCCCTCAATATCAATTTGATAAACCTGACCAGCAGAAAAAGAGCCAAACACAACGCTCTGCACCTCTGATACAGGGGTAGGGCTTAATGCATCATTAAAGTCAAACTGTGGAACATTGGTGAAAGGTGCATCACCTATACTAAAACTAACGCCACCATCATAAACAATTCTTTGCGCTGGGTGGTTTTCATGGAATATTAGACACACATTTTCAGTGGTGACGTGACGCAGATCACTAATCTCTGCCTCCAGATACGGAGCAGCCAGATTACCTAAAAATGTATTTGTGGCACCTGCAACATAGACTGCAATATTGCCAGCAGTGACACACAGCAAGTAACGCGATTCAGTGGACGTATTAAAATCTAATAGTTTAGCGCTTCCAGCAGGATTAGTAGCAACATACTTGAGTCCACCCCGGCGCTTAACGCCACCTTGAGGGACAACCATAACATCAGAAGCTTTCTCTAGGCCTTGATAGTATTGGGCTAAGGTAATATTGCCCTTAACAAGGGGGGATAGCTCGCCACTGAGAAAAGAGTTTTGTATATACCTGGTTTTAGCCATTAATATCTCGCGTCTACAAGAGGATGTCTTTGTATTTGTGTTTGCGGGTGCTGTTGAGAATCGGTAAATCTAGCCATTCTGGAGGCGTTTTCGTACTCGGCGGCCATTTCTCCGCGCAACGCGCTAGAGTCCCTCAGCGATGTTGAAAAGTCCCTCGCTAGGGCATATTCAATCATCTTTGAGAAGTATGCTGGCCACTCGCTTTCTGGCGGTGCATATATGTAATCGCAATATAACGCCTGGCTATGATTGCAATAAACCTTTGATCCGTACACCTGATAGCTGGTGTTAGGGTACAACTTAATTAATACCAACAAATCAGCAGGCAATTCGTAAGCACTAGCCCATTCGCCATCTAAAGGCTTAGCGGTCAATAAAGATAGCTGCCCTTTAGTACGAGCAAATCCCCACCGATGCTTAGTTAATTCATTCTTTACGATATTATCGTATAGGTTTCGCGCTACATTCTTCCGGCGATCATCACCAACCAAGTCATTGATCGACACGTCACCAATAATAATTAGAGCATTAGATATTAGTTCTATTTTTGAGGCCATTTACTTACTCTCATTAAAGGTGGGGAGAATCCCCCACCTATCCAGCAAGCATTAATCGCTATCAGTAGCAGCCAACACCGTACCGTCAGCAACATCAACAACACCAGCGGCATTGCTTAACACTTGAGTCAAGATTGCCACTTGAGTACCTGCGTTAACAGCCCATATATAAATCAAATCACCCACAGATAGCGTGGACGAAATTTCATTAAAGTAGCCCGAAGTGTTTACATCTGCCTGGCTATCTGGAGTTGTATAGGCGTGCATACCAGGGGCATTACCCGTAGTGTCACCATGTTTAAAATCAGTCAATAAAAAAGACATAGTAATTCTCCTATTACGCGAAAGCGATACGTGATGTACCTTCTGGATCAATAATGGTGGAGCCAGCTTTCAGCATACCGTTACATAACCAAGAGACACGTTCAGGGATATAATCTACAGACATAGACTTTTCGATGCTACCAGAAGCCATACCAATAGCGTTAGGTGCCCAAGCATAGGCTACTAGACCAGAACCACCTAAACCACCTTCAAGGCGACGAGCGCCAACAGTTTTGAAGTTGAAGCCCATGAATGAGCCAAGATCACCATTAACCAACGCCTTTACAGTATTGAAGTCGCTTGAAGTAGTCTCAGTGTTAGCAAGCAATGACTGCATACCAGTACCAGAAACAACAATGCAAACATTCTCTTCAACTTCGAGATCGTCATAATAAGCACGTAAAGCGCGAAGCTTGGCAGTAGTGAAGCCAGTACCACCAGCGGCAATATCGAAGCCTTGGCCGTCAGTTGCAGTAGTGTTATAGGTTCCCGCAACGGCTGTATCAATGATAATTTGATCTTCTGTGCGACCCATAGCCTTACCGATTGTCTCAGTAAGTTTACGTTTCTCATCAAAATTAACAGTTGATTGATCGAAAATATCCGTATATTCAGGATGCTCGTGATCGGTTAGTGTTGCAGAAGGTAATGAATGAGTGATATCCATAGGAACAACTAACGAACTAGAACCAGTACGCAAGTGACCTTGACCTTTACCCATTAAGCGGAATTTATAAGTGTCACCAACGACACCAGAACGATACTCGACGGTATCGCGTAGCTTAGAACCACCTTGATAAGCTAACTTTACGCTAGTATCAAACTCGGTACGTGCTACATCAGATAGAAACTTTGACATAGTATTTCTCCAAAAAGAAAATAATTAAAACTAATCTATTTGCTTTACACGTAACCCAAAAAGAAGGGAGTGCTGGAACAAACAACAAACACTTCCGGCCTTTCGGGTATCGGAGAATACTATCGATTATACGCCATCAATAAATAAAATCAATGGCCGTGCATTCGAGCAATCATATCCTGCACTTTCTGTTGCTGTGCCGACGAGTAATGGTAAAGAGTCTTGCCGTTTTCGTCCTTTTCTTGCATCGCTTTCTCAATATCGCCCTGTGTTGGCACGCCTACCGCTGACACTGAACTTGTGGGCGGTTGAGCTGGGATATTGGATGAGATTAACGCCTCTACTAGCTCTACCGTTTTGGCGTTATTCACTGCATCTTTAAGCTCTTCGTACTTATCGCCGAGATTATTCTTCATGTAGCCATCAATATTAGCTAATCGCTCGTCAGCATTAGATCCAAGAGCTGTCATTTCTTTTTCAATGTCAAACTCTTGCTTGGCTTCGAAAATAGAATTTCCCAGCGCTAATAGCTCGCCGTGCATTTCTTGAGACATTTGACTTTTGACTCCCAGCTCAGATAACGTTTTAACAAACGTGTCTTCACTATCTAACCCCTCTGGCAATTCGTATGATTCAGGCGCACCAGTAAAACCACCAAAGCGCTTTTCTAGGTCTGTGTAGGCTTTAGCTTGATCCGCTACTGAGCCGTATTTATCGCCCTTAAACCATTCTGGCTTATCACCTTCGCCAGCTACACCCTCAGACCATGAAAAGGTAGGCTGTACCTCTGTTGATTCTGCTGACTCTTCGCTAGTACCCGCTTCTGTGGATAGCATTGATTCACTCATATTTTAGCCGCTCTAGTTAGTTGATTTAAAATTTGTTTAACTACACCAGCTTCGCCATTCTTATACGCTGCCGTATAGTCAATATTATGTGCATTTAATGCTGTATCGTTAGTCATAATGAAATTGGTGACCAAGTGATCCAATACAAACTTCCCTTGCTCCGTAGAAAAGCAATGGTGATAGTTTTTAGCTATAGTAGCTTGCACCTCTTGCGCCTCTTTAGCTTGCTTACCAGCATCTCCCCCGCTTTTATTTAATTCGTCCCAGCTCATTAGGGTGCTCCCGTAGGCGCTTGTGACTGCACATCCATACCTGCTTGCGCCGCTTCTGCACCAGCCTGAATAACTGTGTCTTTCTCTGCCTTGCTTCTTACCAGCTCAGCAGGCATTCCCGTTTTCTTAGCCGCCCATGTGCCAAAGTCTTCAAGCTTAAATGCCATCTTAGCTTGATCGGGGCCAGCAGTGTTAAGCACAAACTCTACTGCTTGCTGAACTGACATAATGTCTTCCATGTCTTGAGATCGTGCAAGTGGTGATGTAAATTTAATATCAACCGCTTTACCATCAATCAAAATAGGATCAATCTTTCCGCGCTTGACAAGTATGTGCATTATGCGCTTTAAAGTGCGAACTAATATCTCTGTCTGCAATCTACCATAAGCACTACCGATACGCTTGGCTAACTCTCTAGCATCCATCGCAATCTCGGTCGCGGTTCTTACTGGGCCTTGAGGATCACGCAAGTCATTAAACAGCGAAACTTTAATAGCGTTCTGTAATTCGGTTATTTCAAACAAAGACAGCTCTATACTGCCGCCAGTGTCTAAGCGCTGTATAGACGGATTAGATGAGTTGTTAGAACCTACTGGCATTACAACGCCTGGGGCAATAGTAATGTTGTACGGATTGGTTACACCATCATCGGTAGCTGTCCACATTCCTGCAAGCTCAATAGCCGCTCGCTGCAATACAAACTCTTTAGCCTTGTTCAGTGACTTAACATCAGGCAGAACCATGATAGCTGGGCCACGGCCACGAACCTCGCCACTTGTTTTAGAGTATCGGCCAGTAATAAACGGGCTACTTTCATCGTATGGCTGATCCCAACTTATAGAATCCTCATCATCTACCCACACTACACCATGATAGGACTTCTCCACAGGGTCATAAACAACGCCCTCAGTGCAAGATATGTCGCTGTCGGGGTCTTTTTCTATCCTATCCTTAATAGATTGCGAAGCTTTGAATCCACGCCATGTGCGCTCAATATTGCGACCTTTGACCTTATGCTTGCGCCAGTGAGTTTCAATGCTACCGCTTGGCCCTTCTTCAAAACCTACATACTTTTGTGGGATAGAGTGAAAAGAGAATGGCATTTCCATGTCATCTTCTTCTGTAATCATTAGCGTGCCAGTGCCAATAAGAACATCGAGAGCCATTTCATAAAATTGAGTAGAGAAGTTAGATCGATTAATATAATCGAAAAGTATTTCTGTTTGCTCCTCTAGGTTTTCGCGTATTTGGTCTTCGTCAACCTCACCATCACCAGCCTTAATCTCCCTTTTCATTTCTTCAGAAAGCTCAAGAACCGCCCACTTAGCCCATATTGGCGCTATACTCTCCTGCAATTTTGAAGCACCCAACTGAATCGCCGTAGATGCAGTAGAATCAAAGATTAAATCCATCTTTTTTTGACCAGTATCGTCACGATCAAATAGATTGCGGTTGGGCAAAAAATACTCGTAGGCATCAGACAGTAATGATTCCCATTGCGATTCAACAGAAAAGGCCTTCTTAGCTCTCGCTTTGAGGTCGCGGATAGTGCCTAGACTTTTAGGTAGTGCCATAATGATTACCGCTACTTAATAAGAGATTTCTTTTTTTCTGGAGTTTTTATGGCTGTGGATTTATTCTTAGAGTCGCCATCAGATAGCAATGACTTTGCACCTATCTTGCCACGAGCTAAAGCTTTGAAGCTCTTCTCTGACTTGCCGATCTCATCATCTAACTGCCGAGCCTGTCTCTGCTCTTGCGCTATTTCCTGGCCTGTCTTCTCTGCTTTTTGTGGTTTTGGGGATTTCATTTCTGCGCCTCATGTACTTTAGTAATTGCCAAGGGGTGAATATTCTCGGATTGTATATACCTATCGCTCGCTTAATATACCCAACACAAGTGGGGATAAACGGTAATACGCTAAAGCTATCAATCTCTATTCGCTGATAGTATAAACCTTTTGGCAGCTCACTACTAATATATAGCTCTAAGCCTCTCGATGTGTAGTCACACACAATCCATTTACCCTTATCCATTACGCAAATAAAGCAATGATTCACTGTATGTAAATATCGCCTTGACCAATGCTGATTATCATTGGTATAAACTATTACCGCCTGTTGCCCCATAGATTTACATTAACATTAGCGTGGTGAATTTGTGGTGGCGGCCTACCTGAGACCATACGCTCTGACCATCCTAGCGCAAGCGTTTGCAGTGCGTCCGCACCATTAGAAGCCCAGTTGTGATTGGGCTTATCTTTAAACATTTTGGTTTTGTCATCCCACTCGTAAGCGTATTCGCTTAAACAAGCTAGGCCAAGCTCACACCTATTTTCATCTATCCATAAACGAGGGAATAACTTTCTTACCGCTTGGTGTCCGTCAGATTTTGCTTTCGGCCTTGATATAGTTCTGAATATTATACCCATGTCACGCGCCGCATCCTTACGGCTCTTACCGCTCATCAACTCTCTAACCTCAATGTCATGAGGGGCTAGGTGCTCGCCGTATTTGATTTCATGCTTGGCTTTAAACTCGGTTAGATAATTCGCATAGTGATCCATACCGTGATTATGGTTCTCATAGTAGTGGATTAATCGAACCTCCTTACCTACTGCTTGAAAGAACCATACGGACATCGCATCTGAGATACCCAAGTCCCATGCTGTATGCACTGGCAAGCTAGGCTCAACAGGAACAAACCCTATGCGGCTATCTTTGTATGCCGTTGACATTTGACGGCCATATATCGCGCCAGCTATTTGAGCCTCAAACGAACAAAAATACTCTTGCTGTATCTTCTCTTCGCTCATTCCCTCGTCACGCTCAGCCTGAATAACATCCTCACTGATAACCGGCGTACCATCAGCTCGCTTGGTGTCATCAACTGTCAGCATTTCACAGAACCAATCAGGGTTCTTTTTTGCCATATTATACAATGAATAGCCGTGGTTCTTGCCCCGTGACGTGTAGATAAAGATAGCCCATCCACCATTCTCAGCAAGCATAGGACGTATATAATCCCAGGCATTAGGATCGCATAAGGAGTATTCGGAGAACACCACGCCTACAGGATTCGAGCCGACCAATGAGTCATAATTATCCGAACCGCATAATTGCCAAGTTGACTCATTCTTTAATTCAATCAGCATTTCTTGCTGCGATGATCTTTTACGGATTGATTCAGGGAATACCTGTTTTAGTATCTTACGCCCCTCTCCATCAATACCATTCCATATGGCCTTACGCGCTTGTGTCTGCTTGGGGAATAGATGCCAGTAATTGCCAACCCTATTGAACATAGTCTTAGCTGTGAAGTTTAAAACGCTGGAGTCTTTACCTGCTCGCCTATGCCAAACCAAGCAAGCCCTTTTTGCCCCATCATCCATAGCTTCAAAAAAGGGGAGCTGGTGTGGCCTGGGCGACCAATCATTTGGTAGGGTTACTTGCATAAGATATAGTCTTTATAATAATTTCGCCATTATCGCCTTCACCATCTATGGTGCTGTGGTGCATATCAGGTAGGTATTTATTAAGTAATTTCAATCTTTGCTCGTTAGCGACCTTTAATTTGTTAAGGTTGTTTGCGAATGATTCCGATTCGCAGTCCAACTTTTCTATTTTATCAATGTTTTTAACAACTTCCTGTTCGTGCCGCTGCTCTGATATATAGTCTCTTAACGCGTCTTGTCGTGCTTTTCTTTGTTTTGCAGCAGGACCATTCATATGGGTATCCTTTGTATGTGGGTTTAATCTAAATCGGGGATAATTGACTTTGGAAGACCAATAGCTGAACTCATACTGTTAAGCATATTAACTACCGCTCTCAGGTCTTTTTCTAGCTTATCGATTCTATCTTTATCACTAGGCTTTCTTGTTTTTTTTTCTTCATCACTCATATCATACCCTCAATTTTTAAAATATTAACTATTGCCGAGCGAGTCGCCAGCGTTATATGTAAACGCGCTTAAATATGTTATTCCGCTGACTGATCTGTTTGCCATTACTTAGCCTAGTGGGTTCACTTTAAGATAAAGACTTATGCTCATTAATACCGCAACTAACAACCCTATACCAGACATTAAAAAAGGAAATAACTTTCCTGTCACTCCCAATATTCCACCCTGAGTTGTTTCCAGACTCACTATATCCTTACCCATGTTAACTATATCGGCAGTATTTGATTCTGTTATCGCAACAACCTTGTCCAGCCTCTTATCAAGATACGCGCTATTCTGATTACTTAATCTCATTTCAGTTGTAAGCTCGTTCATGGGGCCAACCATTTGACCGATGGCGTTAGCTAGGGATTCGGAAACCTCTAACTTGTGATCGCTAATCCTCCGGTCTAGTGCGTGAAGATGCGACATTCTTACTTCGTCTTTTCCATCGGGCATATAATGTATTCGCTATGAAAATTGGTGCAGGTGACAAACTAAGGCATATAGCTATAAGCTCTAAGTCTATTAACTCCCATTCTATCATAAGTCACCGCATATACTAATATTGCCAGACATCCATACATAATAGCGCTGTAATTCCCATAAAATACGCTGTCACTAATTATAACGCCCCACTCTATAAATGTATCTTCGATTGCAAATAAAAAATAGGCTGCCACATATAATATGTAAGCATATGCTGACAAGAAGGATGATTTAGACGACAGGTAGCCGAATAATATCGCTATATACGCATAAAATATGATTAGGTAGGCAAAGTAAATATCTAAATAGTTATGGTAAACAAAGGTTGCAATCTCTAAAAGTATAAGAAAAGAGCAAGCCATTATAGCTTCCCGCGCCTTATTTCTATATTTACACATTAAAGCAACCGCTATAATTACCAAACCCATAGAGACTTGCATTTATCTGGGCTTTTTTACGCGTGTTTTTTTCTTTCTGGGCTTGGTTGTTGACATGCTAACTCTCTTTTTTTAAGTTTTTCGATTCGGTGTGTCTAGATATTGCGTGAGAGCCAAAGAAGAATACCGATATCGCAGTCACTAGACCGCCAACGCTCAACGATGTTGCTAGATTAAACCACACCAGCGACCATTCAGGATTTATGGGGTGTGTTATGCCAGCCATAAAAATGAGTATGGCGTAGAACTTAATGAAGAATACCGCTATCTCTCGCCTTGCTACCGACCTATCTGTGTTTTCAGCGAGCGTAGCAACAACAAACCCTTGCACCGCCTTAATGTTTTCAGCGTTTAGCTCTGCGCGTTCTTCGTCAGTAAACTTGCTATTACCAATCCAGCTACCAACCTGCGTCAATAAGCCCCTATCTTTATCAAAGACATTATCAACCACCTTTGGAGCACTTTTGAACCAGCCAAATAAACTCACGATCTACTCTCCTTCCACATTAGATACTCGCTATACGGATCAATAATAGCGCCCATTA